AATCATCGTTGTATGCGATAGAGGCTGAGGTTGCAGCTGCTGTTACTTGTTGTACTGCGAGTGATCCTGAGTTGATTGAGTATCCGAAAGCTCCTGCACCGTAAAGGCCGCCAGAAACTTCTTCATCAACAGTCATCTTATCATTAGCAGTAGATACGTTACCGTATAAATTACTGTTAAGATCTTTGGTACGTCCTCCAGTACCATATTTAAAATCTAAATAGAATACTAGTCCTGAAGGTAGATTCATTGGCTGTACAGATACGAAATCTTTAGCAGCAATTTGAGCGAATACCTTACGCACTAGTGGTAGAGCTACTCCTGCCCACTGCTCACCTTGACCAGCGGAAAAACTACCTCCTCCTACGTTAGTACTTGATTGTTCTGATACAATCTGTTTTGCTTGATTCTCAAGAATCATAGCCATGTTGTTTCTTTCATTCTCATTAGAGAGTCCCTCTAATAAGCCTGTTTTAGTCCACTTCCCAGCAAGTCTAGCTGAATCAGCTTGTAGAGACTTGTAGTTATTTGCACCTTCCAATAATTGATTTAATTCCATAATTAATAGTGTGGTTTTTTTAGTTTTTTATTTTATAATTCCTGCTAACTTTTGCATTCTTAGTACAGTTTCATTAGCTTCTGTAATTATTTCTGGTCTTCTAGCAGTAATTCCAGTAGCTTTTGATGCCATACCTAATTTTGCTTCATTAACTTTTGATTTACTAGTTGTTCTAGCTATCACGTTTTCTGAAATTGTTTTGTAGACTAGTTTTGCTTCTTTAACAGTCTCTGCTTTGTCGAATGCAGTTATAATATTTACTTTTTGAGATTCTGTTAAGTTGTTTGCTTTAAATACTTTATTTAAGTAAAGTAATTTAGCATTTAGCAAATTAGTTTCCTGAAGTTGTTTGCTAAGAGCTTTAATTGTTCTTAGTGCTTCGTTTAGTTCATAGATTTCTTCTTCATTACGCATTGCAGCACCAGCACCAGCTCCTAAACTTTGCAAAGCAGCAAATGCTTGCTTAGCTATAGGACCTCCTTTTTTAGTTAATGCTCGTAGCCCGCTAATAATGTTATCTAACCCTGCTGCTGCAGAATCAGATGGTTCACTCATTTTAGTAGATCCATACTCATCTACTTCATGAGACATTTCTCCAAGTTCTCTTAGAATTTCATCTAAATCGATCTCTTCTTCACTATCCATTCCTACCATGTCGTCTGCTGGCATTTCTTCGCCGGGCATTTCTTCCCCAGCTTCGTCATTTCCAACTTCTTGAGCGATGATATCGCGGATTAAGTTTTTAAGGTCTTCGACTTCCATGTCTTTTACCTCAATTTCTTCTGCTTCTTCCTCAGCTTCGTCTTCAGATTCTTCTGAATCATTCTCAGCTTCTTCATCCTCTTCTTCGAAAGTGTATTCTTCCTCTAGTTGATCGAATGAGTTCTTTTCGTCAGCATCGATATTGCCTTGTGCTTCTGTTTTAACTACTCCTTCTTCTGATGCATCTTCCATCTCTTGAAGTTTAGCAGCTAACATATCTTTTAGATGAGGAGTTAAAGTCTCTTCCAAAGCTTGTTTAGCGTTTGCAATAGCGGCTTCACGAACAGATTTGGCTTCAGCAATAGCTTGCTTAAATAAATCTTTGTTTGCCATTTTTAATAAAAATTTTTGTGTGTGTACGATTATTTGAATCGTAATAGGAAAGTTTTTTTTTATAATGCGGTATAGTTGACCGTATATTTGTAATAATAAATATGCTGTTTAAATAAAAACAAGAAGTCCTTAGTTTTCTGCAAAAAAAAGACCCGTAAGCAGTTCTTATGTTATGCTTACAGGTACATCAATCCTGCGGTAGCGTCCGAGGAAATATTACTATGATTTTATCTTAATAGCTTTATTCTACTTTAAAGCTTTGAGAACTGCCTCTTTTACTACTCTTTCTCTCTTAGTTAGTCCTTCGTATAATGATTCGTAAGCTAATTGGTGTATTTCATCACTCATCTCGTCATTGAGCTGATCTATCTCTTCATCTGTTAATGGGGTACCGTCTTCAAATTCGGCATACTCTATATAGGCATCAGAAAAGTCTGGGTAATCTGATGTATCTATGTTTGCTATGCTTATACTTCCTTTATCTACTCTAGAGCTTACCTTGTCTTCTTCCGATAAGTTATTTTTTGATATATCAACTCCTTGAGTCATCTTGTTGAAATGTTCTGGTTCATGTTTTTTTAAAGCAGCAATATAGTGCTCCGTCTCACGTGGATTCATTTCTTCGACTCCGTCTATATCATCGTAATCTGTTTCTCCGTAGGAACCTCCAGCATATCCCTTATATGCTTTTCCTGTACTTGGACTATATCCTAATAGCTCAACATCATACCCTTCAAGATCATCTGAAGATTGGTCCATTTGGTTAAATGTACCCTGGCTAGCGGTTTGTTCGTCTTCATCTGTCCAAACTATATCGTTTGGAATAGTTTGTTCGTTTATTGTTCTTGAAGTAGAAGTCAACTTATTTTCTACTAAAAATTTTCTAAGGTCAAAATTGTTTTCCATTTCTATGCTCTTAATATTTCGTTGATTATTGAATTGATTTTTGTGTACTTATTTTCAGGGAGTTTTCCTTCGTTTAAGGATACTGGGTTCATGAAAGCTCCCTGTGTGGAAGGATTGGAGACGAAATCCCAGCAGACTAATTCAAAGTCTTGCTGTACCTCTAATGTTCCTTCGTTTGTTTGTTGTACTGATCCTGTACCCCTAGAAGAGATTCCTATAGTATGTCCTGCTTTTATAATTTCTTTGACAATATTTCCTACAGGTGTATTGAGTAGTTCAATTCTTCCTTTTAGCTCATCACCATCCCACCACAGGTCTTTTACTACGTGGGAAGCATTTTTTAAAGATACTACAGCTGATTCCGGATGATCTAATTCTCCAAAAGCATTTCCATTTTTTACGAACTCATTCATATACTTCTTACACTCTCTTTCAAGCAAGGTCTTGTCGTATACTCGTCCGTTTTGGTTTTTAGCTCCTGCTCTTTGTAAAACTCCTTCTACTTCGTATACCCCCGGCCTTTCTTTAGACTCCCTGAGTATTGATTTAAATGGTGTTATTTCTACTAATAGGTTGTTCATCTTAATTTTTTCTTTTAGTATATTTTGATTTCTTACCTTTATTCTCATTAACCTTATACATAGAATTACCAGCTTGTGTAGGATCAATACCTAATTTTTCCAATTCTTCAGGAGATATTCTCTTAGACTTGGGAAGTTCTATTGTCATATATTTACTTAATACTGGTTGTAAGTCTTTTTTAAATGCTACTGAAACGGCTGGAGCCATAAAGGAGCCAATATTTGCATAAATTGCTTCTATTCCTTGTCTAGCATCTAAATGAGCTTTTTCTATTTTAGCAATATGTTCTGCTAATTCTGTAGCTCCTTTTCTAATACGTGCAGCTAAGTCTTCGTTATCTACGTTTTCGTAGTTAATAAACGATTCTAAGTTTTCTGCTTTAGCTTCTAGTAAGACTCTTTTTTCTTCTGTTAAAATTCCTCTGATTAATTTTTTAAAGCTCTCTTTTAAAGAGTTTTTAATTGCATTATCCCTAGCAGCTAGGTAATCGTTAGAGTCTATATCTCCGTCTTTATCTAAGTCTCTACCTTTCTTTTCTTCTAATCCCGCTTCGTCTAAGAAACTCTCATCTATTTCTTTTAGTTGATTTTTTAAGTAGTTAACTAGATCTGCTTTTGCAAAAGTAACCATTTCTGGTTCAGTCATAGGTCCGTTTTTCCATTCATTCCAAACTGCTTGGAGGTGTTTTACTACCTTATCAAGTTCGGGTCCCATAGATTCTACATACCCTCCTGTTTCGTAATCATTTTCTGTTACTACTTTACCACCTTTTATTTTAGCTCTTCTACCTTCTTGTAAAGCTTTTTTAACCAACTTATGGAGTGTTTCCCTTAATTCAGCTTTTTTCATTCCGTTAAAAGTATCTACTTCTTTTCCTTTTTTAGCTTCAACATACTTATCATGCTTATCAACATTTTTTGATTCTCCTGAAAGTAGGTTTAAGTAAAAGTTGAGATCTTTAGATAAGTTCTTAACTACTTTAGTTTTGGCTTTTTCTAATTCCTCATCGTTGGGCATCTCTAACGGTATGTTAATACCTTGTACTTGTAATTCGTAATCGACACCTCTCGATACTGCTTCTTCAGGAAATGAATCTTCAGATTTCATAGTCTCTTTTTTCTTAGTCTCATGAATCATTGATCTATTCTTAAGAATAGTTACAGTATCCTCAAATCCATTGAAGTTACTTATTAGGTTAGGTAGCTCTAATCTAGCATCTCTAACAAACTGGGATTTAGAAAATTTGTTTTCTAAAATTGCGTTATATTTTTCTTGTAGTGTTCTCATCTAAGTAATCAAACATTTTAGTATTGTATGGCCTTTTTTTTTGCTTTACTACTTTATACCCTAATTTTTCTCCGTATTTTGTAGCAGCATTTTTTCCTTTATTTTTACTGAAAGCGTTAGGTGTTGCGTATTGGGCTCCTGTTCCGGGCGTAAAGCTAGCTCCTGTTCCGGTTGCGCTTATTTCATAAAGCTCTTGCATTACCTCCTTAATTATTTCTCTTAATTGACTTATCTTCATAGTCTTCTTAATTCTTCAACTAATTCGTAGTATTGCATTATACTTACAAGGTGGTTATCAGTTACTTTTTTTGTTTTAGCTACTGGTTCTATTCCTTTAAGTACCTCTTGTAATTTAATATTTAATATATCGTCAGTGACTTTTGCCTTGTGTGCAAGCACTAATTGTCTTAATTTTTCAAACTCTTCGTTCACTATGTTACGTAGCCTGGCAGAAGAATCTACAGATGTAATAAATTCCCGTAGTATATTTTTCTGCTCTGGTAGAAGAGAAGTATATTTTGAGTTGAACTTCTCTAAAAGTATTTTAAAAATTAATAGCTGTAGGTCTTTGTCGTATTTTGAGTATTCCTCTATTAACGTTTCTCTAACATTTTCCTTATCTTGTTGAGATTTTGTGAGATGTTCTAGTAGAGTTGTTTTATTATCGATTAAGAATGAAGGAGCTACTATATGGTCTTCTTTATGAGCTTCTAGCAAGCAGTATAGAGCTGCTAGAGGTTTGTAGTCTTTTACAGAAATAGAAAAGAATTCTTCGATATTATAATTTTCTTTAATTTCTTTAATTAACTTATACTTTTGAACTTTGAGCAGGTCTTTATTAACAGTTCGTGCTACTTCTATGATAGTAGATACAGTTGCTTCTGCTCTAGATTGTGAGACTGATTTGCTTTTAAGAATAAATTCATATAATTTAAACTCTCTTACTAATGCAGTCTTCCCTGTGTAAAAATTTCTCAAAATTTTAACTGCAGGAGAATCTTTTTTATTTAAGATGTCAGCAGCTATTTGCTTAACTAACAGTTCAAATATTAAACCTGTATTTTTATACTTGCTGTGTTTGATTTGCATTTCTATAGTGTTTTGGGGTATAGGTAATACACCTTACTTGTATAAATAGTGTTTAATTATCTAAATCTGTAATCTGGGATTCATTTAGTAAATTACTAGTGTCTTCTTCCTGTTTTTCGAAGATTATCTGCTTAGTATCTCTGAACATCTTTTGGTTTTGTAAAAACACTGTCTGTGCCATCGTATTATTTACCTCTCTCTCTTTCTGTATTTCATTTACATTTTCATTGTCAGAAGGATATCCTCCTTTCATTCCTTGTTTCCCTAGTGGATCCCTACCTCCCAGTCCGTCATTTGTTCCGTAATGTGATGCATGAGTTTTAGGTCTTCCTCCTTCAGGTCCGATCTCTCCTATTCGAGGCGGTGTAGGATGATCTTCATAGCCTGCAGGAACATCCCCGAAATATGTACCCTTATCTCCTTTTCCTGCTCTTCTACCGTATAGAGTAGCTAGATCATGAGGTGTACCGTATGACTTACCGGATTTAGCAGGATCGTTTCCTTCGTTTTCAATCTGACCCAGTCTAAATGTTCGCTTGTAGTCTTCAGTTACTAGGTTTCTCATTTCCATGTACCTGTCTTCTGATAAGTTGAAAATATTATCATATATATAATCAGTAGGAAATAATTTAGTATTTAACATTTGTGCTGCTAAATCAACTTTCTCTTTCATTAATGCTACTTTCTCTTGTTCAAATATGATTGAAGGATTTGTAAGCTTAATTTCAAAGTTAGTTAACGATTCTCCTTTAAATCCTTGAGCATATAAATGAACTAAAGCTATCTTAGTTAGCTCAGATTCCAGGATTTTCTGCAATCTCTCTACGGTTCTTGCAAACCTAATGTCTTCAGCTGCTAAAGTTGCTTTACCTGAAAGATCACCTTCGTATCCGAAATATGCTTTAGGTACCTTAAGTGCAGCAAACATCTTGTCTCTTAAGTACTCTACATCACTAATCCCGTCATACTGTAGTCCGGGGGTGCTTTCTATCTTAGTTTGCGTATCACCTCCTCTTACTGGAATATAAAAATCTTCCATCATATTCATCATATTGAAGCGTAGGTTGTACTCTCCTGTTTGAGGGTCAATATGCGGTGTTTTCTTCATAGTGTTGATAGTCTTCTGCATAAACTGCTCAACTTCATTTGGTGGAATTTGTCCTACGTTTATATAGAAGGTTCTCTTATCTGGAGCTCTCATAACGCGGTGGATTAACATCGCATCTTCCATTAAGGTTAACTGTTTCCATACCTTTCTTGCAGGTTCGATATAAGAGCGTCCATAAGGTAGGTAGTTTGTATCTGATATTAGTCTAAAGTGTGCTATTTCGTAGTTGTCAAATTCTATAACTTTTCTATTATCTCTAGGAATGTAGTTCGGATCTTGTGAAGATGCTAATCCGTCAGGATCTAGTTGAAAAGTTACCTTAGCAGGTTCTGTTGGATCCATCCCCTCATGTCTTGTCATATGGTACACAGTGTACGGAAGTACATTATATACTCCAAATTCTTCAGCTATTTCTAATTTTAAGAAAAAGTCACCGTATTTGCACATATTCCTTGTCCAGGACCATAGGTTGAATTCTATATTTAAAATATCGTAGAATAAATTGTAAAGCACTCTTTGCATGTTTTCATCTGAGGACTTTATTGATAGAACTTCGTTTTGATCGTTCTTTAAAGTTGCTTCATCCGCTAAGATATCTAAAGTAGATGCAAGTAGGGGATCGGTGTCCATAGCTTCGTAATCAGAGTAGAGCTGTATACGGAGTGTTTGATAGTTGAGATTTGGATTAAATACATTTTTATTATTGTAAATATATAATCTAGAAAATCTATCTATTAAAGAGTTTGTTTGATAGCGTCCTGTGGATTGTATTTGATTTACATCAGCTACCCTTAATTGGTCACCGCCTACGTTTCTTATTACTACGTCAGAAGAGAATAATCTCCCTAACCTTTTAAATAGTGAAGTATCTGCCATTAATATGGTTTATTAATAAATATCGTTTATTTAAGTATCCACGACACATCTTCGTGTCCATATGGTGTCTTTACAATATACGGACTACTTTGCGAGTTATCAACTGAAAAGATTGCATTGTTTTTTGCATTTAAATTAGTGAAGGATGAGAGTTGGGCTCTAGCGAGGTCCATTCCTTGCTGTCTTAACCTTAAAGCTGTATCTCTCACGTATAGTGCAGTAGCACAAGACATTATTAGATCATCATTATAGTTTGTCTGTGCTTGAGCTCTTCCATTTTTCCAAACAAAAACTCTCATCTCTCCCATTGTTCGTTTTGATTGAATGATTACTGATTTTTCTCGCACATATTCCATCATTTTTGCTAGAACAAGAGGTCTTGTTTTCATAGACATTGTGAAGCCGGGTACTAGTTGGTCTCTTTCATACTTTGTCATATAAGATTCAACTGTGTCCATTTGACTCTTTGGACTATAGTATAAGTTTCTATATTCTCTCTCCATTATCTGTTCGATAGTAGCCCACCCTATATTTGCATTTTCACAAACTAGAAGTGCATCATTATATTCAGAACTTATTCCTACAAGCACGTTCCCAAAATCTTTTGGAGATATTTTTCCTTTGTATTCCCCTACTTGTATAGCATCCTCTATGTTGAATATATGAAAAGCAGAGTAGTCGGCAGAATCCCCTCTAGCAACATCCGCTACAACCATATACGATTTCGTGTAGTCAGGTTGTTCCCATATCCATAGGTTACTGTCTACTCCTCTTTTTTCGATAGGGTCTCTTTGGTATGTTTGTTCGTAAAACATTAAGTCTTCTGGTTCGAATACTGTATCACCCGATGCTAGGAAATCACAGTCACATTCCTGTCCTGCCATTCTAGGTCCTAGGTCTTTATCTTGTTGCTCTCTCCAGGCCTGGTTTCTTTCTGGGTGTACTGTCCAGGGGAGTTTTATAGGGATAAAAGAGTTTTCTCCTGTTTCTGCTTTTTCCCAAGTCAGGTGGAACCAGTTACCAATACCGTTGGGAGTTGAGAGAGCCATACATTGACCTCCTGTAGCAAGTGTCTGCTGTGCAGCAGCGAAAGTTTCATCAATATTATCTATGAACGCTGCTTCATCTATAAGTAACAGGGAAACTGCTTCAGATCTAGCTGCATCCGAGTTGGATGATTTAGCTTGTATTTTTGATCCGTTTTTGAGTCTCAGGGATAATTTATTTTTTTCTACTGATGGTAGTTTTAACCATTTAGGTAATTCATCATACATGAAAATTACCTTTGTTACTAGGTTCCTTGCTGTAGCTTGGGTAGTTGCTAATGCTAGTACGTTTTTATCTTTATGGAAGAGCATTAGCCAAAGGGAGTATGCTGATGCTAAGGTAGAGATTCCTAGTTGTCTAGATTTAAGAGTAATGAGGTATTGGTGATCTCTAAATAGATGTAGTACTTCTGCTTGGAATGGGTATAAATTAAATAAAATTCTACCCCTAGTTGGATGCTGTATATGGCAATACTTCTTCATGAAGTATGCAGGGTCTTTTGCACATTTAATATACTCTTGTGTGATTATTTTTTTGATATCACTATTCTGCATAACTTATAGACTTATATCTTATAAATATATAGATATAAAAAAACCCAC